TTTTCAATCAGCCTTAACACCAAAAATATGTGATGATATATTAGCATATGGAAAATCACATCAAGCCGAAATGGCCGTTACTGGTGGTGTATCTCGTAATGCTGAAAACGGTGGCAAACTATCTAAAAAAGAAATCAATAACATACAACGAAAAAGAAAATCTGACATTGTTTGGATGAATGATCGTTGGATTTACAAAGAAATACATCCTTATATACACGAAGCCAATAGAGCAGCAGGCTGGAATTTTGAATGGGATTGGTCCGAGTCTTGCCAATTTACAAAATATGGTGTAGGCCAATATTATGGCTGGCATTGTGATAGTTGGGAAGAACCATATAAAAGAAGACAAAATGATGATGGTACTTGGCCAATGGATCACGGTAAAATAAGAAAATTATCAGTTACAATTTCATTAACAAATCCAGATGAATATGTTGGTGGTAATTTAGAGTTTGATTTTAGAAATCAAGTAGATTGGGAAAGAAATAAAAAAGCAAAAATTAAAGAGTGTGTTGAAATACGACCTCGTGGTTCAATCATAGTTTTTCCTAGTTTTGTATGGCATAGAGTAGCGCCAGTAACAAGTGGTACAAGATATTCATTGGTCATTTGGAACCTAGGACGCCCTTTTAAATAATGGATATATAATAGTGAAAATAAGGAGTATAGAATGGCAGTAATGGCAAACAAAGACATAATGAGAACAGATTGGTACTTTAGTACACCTGTTTATAGTATTGAAAAACCAGAGTGGTTACCAGCGGCAATCAAGGCCACAGATAAGTTTATAGATGAGGCCTATAAAAGAGAACAACCAAAATTAAAAGAAAGAAAAAAGTTTTTAGGTAATAAAGACTTTTTAAAAGTAAAAGATCACGGTTGGTCTTATCACTCAACACCTTTAAATGGTGATCCAGGCCTAAAAGAAATGGAAGCTTATGTAGGCCAAACTGCTTGGAATTTATTAGATGAATGGGGTTATGATATGCAACAATATACTATGTTCTTTACTGAGTTTTGGGTACAAGAGTTTGCTAAGGCAGGCGGTGGACACCACGACACACACGTTCATTGGGATAATCATATATCAGGTTTTTATTTTTTAAAGTGTAGTGAAAAAACATCTTTTCCAGTTTTCCACGATCCTAGAGGCGGTGCTATGATGACTAAACTGCCACAAAAAGATAAAACTAAAATTAGTACAATGTCAGATTCAGTACACTATAGGCCTAAACCAGGAACATTAATACTTTTTCCTGCTTATGTACCACATCAATATGCCGTTGATGATGGAGTAGAACCATTTAGATTTATTCACTTTAACTTACAGGCAGTAAGAAACATTATTGTGAACGCAGCCAAAGGAATGAAATAATGAAAGCACGATTTAAGAAAAATCATTTTATAGTTATTAAAGAAGCAATTGATCCAAAGGTAGCAAACTTTGTTTATAATTATTTTTTAATGAAACGTCAAGTTGCTCGTACATTTTATGATACGAGATATATCTCACCTTACACAACAGAATGGGGTGTTTGGAATGATGAACAAGTACCAAATACATATTCACATTATGCTGACACAGCGATGGAAACTTTATTACTTGCTGTTCAACCAAAAATGGAAAAATTAACAGGTCTTACTTTAAATCCTACTTATTCATATGCTCGTATCTATAAAAAAGGTGATGTATTAAAAAGACACAAAGATAGATTTAGTTGTGAGATTTCAACAACATTAAATTTAGGTGGTGATGAATGGCCTATCTATTTGGAAAATAAAAAAAATGTAGGAATACCTGGACAAAAAGATAATAAAGGTAATGAGTACACAGCAGAATCTACAAATAAAGGTATAAAAGTAATTTTAAAACCAGGTGATATGTTAGTTTATAAAGGTATGATATTAGAACATTGGCGAGAAACATTTTTAGGTGAAGACTGTGCTCAAGTATTTTTACATTACAATGATGTTAATTCAACTGTAGGAAATTCTGAACAAAATATATTTGATGGAAGACCTCATTTAGGATTGCCTTCATACTTTAAAGGAATGAAACTAAACAATTCTTAGTCTCATAAATACTTTTATGAGTAAATTAGAAGAAAAGGTTAATGAAATATTAGGTATTGAATCTAAACAACCTGTTGAACAAAAAGAGTTTAAACCTTTAGTTCCACGAAAAGAAGAAAAAGATAAAGCCGACATTGAAAACGACTACAAGTATAGTAGAGAAAATTACTATAATCTAATAGAGCGTGGACAAGAAGCAATACAAGGAATACTTGATGTTGCGAAAGAAGGTCAACACCCTAGAGCTTATGAGGTCGCTGGTGCGTTAATTAAAAATGTAGCAGATACAGTAGATAAGTTACAAGACTTACAAAAGAAACTAAAAGACTTAAAAGAGTTACCTAAATCCGCAAATCCTCAAATTAAAAATGCTTTGTTTGTAGGTTCTACAGCAGAGTTACAAAAAATGTTAAAAGGAAAAAATGATGAAGTTATTGAAGGCAAAACACGAGAAACTAAAAGCGTTTCCGAAATTAAAGAAACAGATATTTCAGATAAGTGATCTGGCTTACATAAAGTATTACGAACAACACGGTGTCTATAATTTAGGTACTGATAAAGGGTTTGAAATGGTTGACCCTATATTAATAAACAAACATACTGTATCCGAGGTGTCCAGATATGGTGCAAACGGTAGTAAATACTTTGAAAAAGAATATTCTGTCGTAAGAGGCAATCAAAGAGTTACACTTGCTAAAAAATTAGGTTATACACACATAGAAGGAGTTTTATTACCAGAATAAAATGACAGATGCGTATTTAGGAAATCCCAATCTAAAAAAGGTTAATACTCCACAAGAGTTTACAAAAGAACAAATTTTAGAATATCAAAAGTGTAGCGATGATCCGATATACTTTATGGAGCATTATGTTCGTATTGTATCTTTAGATCACGGTTTAGTTCCTTTTGAAATGTATGACTTTCAAAAAAAGATTGTTCGTACTATACACGATAATAGATTTACAATCTGTAAGTTACCTAGACAATCAGGTAAATCAACAACAACAATTTCTTATCTATTACATTATGCGCTGTTTAATCCAAACTCAAACATTGCCATATTAGCAAACAAATCATCTACTGCTAGAGATATATTAGGACGATTACAACTTGCCTATGAAAATTTACCTAAGTGGTTACAACAAGGTGTTATAAACTGGAACAAAGGTTCAATAGAGTTAGAAAATAAATCTCAAATTATTGCTGCTGCTACTTCTTCATCTGCTATTCGAGGAGGTTCATATAACATTATATTCTTAGACGAGTTTGCTTTCGTACCTGTAAATATTGCTGAAATGTTTTTTAGTTCAGTTTATCCTACTATATCTTCAGGTCAAAAAACTAAAATGATTATTGTATCTACACCACACGGAATGAATCATTATTACAAATTATGGGTTGATGCAACAAATAATAGAAATGATTATGTTCCGATAGAGGTTCATTGGTCAGAAGTTCCTGGACGAGATCAAGCTTGGAAAGAGATGACAATACGTAATACATCAGAGGAACAGTTTCAAACAGAATTTGAGTGTGAATTTTTAGGATCAGTTGATACTTTAATATCTTCTGCTAAAATAAAAACACTTACATATTTAAATCCTATTCAATCTAAAAATGGATTACAAATGTTTAAGAAACCAGAGAAACATAAAACTTATGTATGTACAGTAGATGTGGCTCGTGGTACAAATAAAGATTACTCTGCATTCATTATCTATGATGTGTCTAAAATGCCTTATGAAGTAGTTTGTACATATAAAAATAATGAAATCAAACCTTATGTTTTTCCAAATGTAATAGAACAAACTTGTAAAGGATATAATGATGCACATATATTAGTGGAAGTAAATGACTTAGGTCAACAAACAGCTGAGGCTTTACAATTTGAATTAGAATATCCAAATGTATTAATGACAACTCAAAAGGGACGAGCTGGTCAAATACTAGGAGCGATGTTTAGTGGTAGAGGTACCTCAATGGGTGTACGTATGACAAAACAAATAAAAAAGGTTGGTTGTTCGAATTTTAAGACGCTTGTGGAGGGTGATAAGGTAATAATCAATGACTTTAAGATCATTGAAGAAATGTCAACGTTTGCGAGACGAGGTAATAGTTGGCAGGCAGAAGAAGGAACAAATGATGACTTAATTATGTGTTTGGTTATCTTTGGTTGGTTATCAAATCAACCTTATTTTAAAGAATTAACAAACTCAAACGCTCGTGCAATGATGTATAGAGAACAAGAAAAGTTAATAGAACAAGATATGGCTCCATTTGGATTTGTAGATGATGGAGTTACAAACACACCTGAAAATGAGGAAACAATAGATGAATATGGTACAAGGTGGATACCAGTGGTTCGTAAGGGATTATAGTCTAAATTAAGGGTATTATAAATATCACTAGTAAATGAATTTTAACTATGGGCGTATGAATAATACGAATTTTGATTATTAAAAATGCAATTAGCTAATTAAAAAGGAGAAACAACCTATGGCATTTCAAGTATCACCAGGTGTTCTCGTACAAGAAAAAGACTTAACTAGAATAATACCTGCGGTATCAACTTCGATCGGTGCAGTTGCTGGACAATTCGCAAAAGGTCCTGTTGATGAAATCGTAAGTATTTCAAGTGAACAAGAATTAGTAGATACATTTGGTAAACCAGATTCAAACACATTTGAATACTTTTTTACCGCTGCTAACTTCTTGGCATATTCTAACGCTCTTAGAGTAGTACGAGCAACTAACACGTCTCTAACAAACGCTAATTCATCAGGTTCTTCTCAACTTGTGAAAAATTTAGATGATTATGAGAATAATTATGCTGATGGAAGCGGTAACGTAGGGACTTTCATAGCTAGAACTGCAGGCGCATGGGGAAACAACTTATTAGTTGCAACCTGCCCAAGTTCAACAGCTTATGAACAAACATTATCAACAGGTAACCAAGTTGCTTCTGCAGGTGCAGTAGGCGATACAACAGTTACTATTGATGATGCAGATTTAGCGGACAACGTAGTCAACGTAGGAGACATTGTACAGTTTTCAACAACTGCCGATGCGACTGACTTTGATGACGGTGACTTTTATAGAATAACAGCTGTTAATACATCTACAAACGTTATTACAATCGTTCAACACCCAAGAGGTGCTGGCGGTTTGAAAAGAGTCGTAGATGATAATAGTAGAATTAAAAGAAGATGGAGATATTACGATCAAGTTGATGGCGCTCCAGGAACTTCAGCATACGTATCTGATAGATCAGGTTCAAATGATGAAATCCACGTAGTAGTCGTTGACGAAGATGGTGGTATAACTGGTACACCAGGAGAAGTGATCGAATCATTCTCTAATCTTTCAAAAGCTGCTGATGCAAAAACTCCACAAGGAGACACAAACTATTACCCAACAGTAATTAAAAACAAATCAAGTCATATTTACTGGATGGACCATAATACAAGTGGATCAAATTGGGGAAATAATGCTGCTTCAACAGCGTTTACTGTAGTACAAACACCAACAAGTGAATCACTATCAGGTGGTTCTGATGGTTCGGCTGTAACTGCAGGTCAATTAAACACAGCTTACAACAAGTTTGCTGATGCTGACACAGTAGATGTTGGTTTAATTATGGCTGGTAAAGGCGATGCAACTCACGCTGATAATATAATTACTATCGCTGAGAATAGAAAAGATGCAGTCGTTTTTGTATCACCAGAAAGAACTGATGTTGTTGATGTTACAAATTCTGAAACACAAACACAAAACGTTATTGATTTCTTTGATAGCGTTAGATCATCTTCATATGCAGTATTCGATTCAGGATACAAATATATGTACGATAGATATAATGATGTATACAGATATGTACCATTAAACGGTGACATCGCTGGATTAGCAGCAAGAACAGATATTACAGCTGACGCATGGTACTCACCTGCTGGATTTAACAGAGGTGTTATTAGAGGCGCTGTAAAACTTGCTTATAACCCAACAAAAGCACAAAGAGATAGATTATATCCAAAAAGAGTTAACCCTGTAGCTACATTCCCTGGACAAGGTACTGTACTATTTGGTGATAAAACTGGATTAACTTCTCCATCTGCATTTGACAGAGTCAATGTAAGAAGATTGTTTATCACTTTAGAAAAAGCAATCTCTACTGCGGCTAAGTTCCAATTGTTTGAATTCAATGATGAGTTTACTAGAGCTAACTTTAGAAATATCGTTGAACCATTCTTACGAGAGGTACAAGGACGTAGAGGTATTACAGACTTCTTAGTCGTGTGCGATGAAACAAATAACACAGGCGAAGTAATTGATAGAAATGAGTTTATAGCAGAGATTTTTGTTAAACCTGCTAGAAGCATTAACTTTATCACTTTACAATTCGTTGCAACTAGAACTGGAGTGGCCTTTGAAGAGGTCGCTGGAGCATAATAGAAAAGAAGGAGTAAACAATGCCAAATATAAACGACTTCAAAGCTAAACTTGCTGGCGGCGGCGCAAGATCCAATCAGTTTAAGGTTACAATGCCTTTTCCTGGTTACGCACAAGTTGGCGGAGAAATAGAAGACCTAGCATTCTTATGTAGAGCAACATCAATTCCACCTATGGAAGTTGGAGTTGTTAACATTCCTTTTAGAGGAAGAAACATTAAGATTGCTGGAGATAGAACAATCGGTGATTGGTCTATTACTGTATTAAATGATACAAACTTTAAGTTAAGAAATGCTTTCGAAAGATGGCAAAACGGTATCAACAATATGTCTGATAACGAAGGCTTAACTAATCCAGTTG